TCTAAACCTCCTCCAGCAGCCCATATAGGTAAACCGCCCCTGCGATTAAAAACGCTGGGCATTTTACCTGTAATTAGATGTTCAAATCCTGGCAAAAACGAACTACCGGCTTCCTGTTGAGAAATAGCCTGTAATTCTGCTTCTCTGTAATCATGTCCGGGAGGTCTAAAATTATTAACAACTTTAGAACCAGAATCAGTTTGCACTCTTTTTTGAGTCCATTTATCAAATCCGGGTATTGATAAAGGATCAGTACCAGCATAAGGGTCTCCAGCACCCAAAAAAGGTCGTTGGCGTTTTTTTCCGTTTGCCATTATTGCCTTCTCCTAAATACTGTTAAACCTCTTCCGCTTGTTCCAGTACGAAGTCTGCGTCTTCTTTCTGATTCTACCCTACGCTCTTCACTTAAAGCCTGTTCTTGTTCTCGTTCACCTTCACGCTTAATCCTTTCTTCTTGTTGCTGGAAGAAAGGAGTCTGCTTAAACCTTTTTTCAAATCCCGGCATTTTAGACCTAAAAAATTCTTCAGATGTTTGTCCCGCTGTAGTTAACCTTTCTCTTTCTCCTGCTCTAAAAGATGGGTCAAGGGCAAAGAATGGAGCGCCCTTTAATCCGGGCATAGTAATCGCTTCTCCTTCGTCTGTTACAGCAGGAGGAGGGGGGCCAAAGAAACCTTCTACCTTTGCAGCAGCATCAGCGGCAGCTTGATCAAGATAAGCTTGCTGTTCTACTTGCCCTTGCATTTCTATATCAGGAACTTGCCCCTCCCCTTCTTCCCCTGCTATTACCCCTTCATGTTGTTGAGCAGCATAATCTTCCTGTGCCTGTTTTGCTGTTGCTGCTTTTCCTAGTGAGTCTTGATACTCTTCATATTTAGGAATTTGCTGTTCCCATAATCCTGAAATTTGTTTGGTATATTCTTCTTCATCAAACTGTGGTGCCGCTGCTTTTTGAAAAGCATCTTTATATTCCTGGGTTTGCATTTCGTCTGCTAAAAATTTAGCAAATTCAGGACGTTCATACGCAAGCCACTGTAATTCCGGTGTTAATGAAGAAATATCAAATACTGGAGGAATGTACTTCATAGTGCCTGCTGTATTCGGGTCTCCAAATCCCGGAAGCCCCGGCATATACATACTAGGTATAGGAGGAGGTGAACCAGGGTCAAAGTGCTGGGTATATGATTCCTCATCAAGATCATATGTTTTAAATACGTCACCCGGCCTAACAGCATTGGCTACATATCTTTCTATATCTGATATATTTTGTATCCCACCAGCAATAGTAATTCTTCTTTGAATTTCAGGTAACACATTTTTTTCAAAATGTGTTAGAAACCGACTAGACGTTGTAGCCCCAATAATACCGATACTTCTGGCAGCAGCTAAAATACCTGCCTGAAGTACGCCGGGTTTATTTATAGCTGTTCTATCTTTGGTAGCTTCTTCTTCCGCATCTTCCAGTTCTTTTTGATCTCTGGCAGAATTAATGGTTGCCCACATGGTAGGATCACTCATTGCCTCACCCAAAGAACCATAAAGAAGATTACCTTCTTCATCTCTATTACTCATTGCTTTTGATAAAGCATTAAATGACTCTTCTGAAATTTCAGATTTTAATAACCCGTGATGGTCTAATACAGTTTCTGCTGCGTTATCCATTCCAGTTCTGGTATCTAACTTCCACTCTAATGCGTTTAAACCTGTGAGTGTTTGAGCAACACGGGCATCATATCCTGAATATTCTTCCCCGAATTCCTTATCAACTAAACTAAATAAAAGATCATTATATAAATCTGAACCCTCGTTAAATGCACTTGCAAGCATTTTTGCATCAATTCTGGCTGCCATTTCGTCACGTTCCTGACGAAGTGCATATCTTTCATCTCCATCAGGAAATGTAAGCTTATTGCCGGGGTCTCTTCCCTGCGTAGAAAGTATTCTATCTAAATTATTTGCAGTGCTTTTGTTATCATCCCATCCCCATGATCCCATCAGTTCTGCCATTCTTCTTTGTCGTTGTTCTGTAATAGTATTTCCGGCCTGGGGAATTAAAGCCGTTCCATCTAATACCCTGTCACTGTACTTTTCGTGTTTAGCCAAAAGTATTAGAGAATTTTTAGCATCATTTTCCGTATGATTGGCAACTTTACTTACAATATTCCCTGCCTCATCTTCAACTTCACCACTAATAAGAAATTTTCGTAGTTTATGATCGTTTTCTATAACGGTATTTTCCCAATTTGCTGCCCATTGATTAATTTCACCAATAGTTGGACCAGTTGTTTTCCCATCTCCAATTAATTCACTTGGAAAATCTGCTTCAACCCCTGTTATCAAATTAAACATAGCCAATTCAAAGTCAGGGTCTTGTCCTAAATATCCATTAGCTAGTGCTGCTTCAGCGGAACGGTAAATAACATCAATATTTCGTATAACACTGGAATCGTTCCAAATTTGTTTATCCATCTCATCAACAATTAATCGTTTCCCGTCCTGTGCATTTTTAATTTGTTGTGGAGAACGGTCATTTATATCAGCATAATCAGGTTCTACAAAGTTGACTTTACCCAAATCAAACTCAAAATTAGAAAGCATCATCTCTGCAAATTCTTGCTTTAAAGTAAGTCCATTGCCTTGATTTAAAGAAGCTGATCCTAATATTGTATATGTGCCATCTTGTTCAATAAAAACACTATCGTTATTTAAAGTTCTAAGTACATCTTGTCCGTGAGGATCATTGTTAAGCCATCTTATTGTAGTTTCATGGATAATCGTTTCAGCATCTTTCATAGTGAATTCAGGTAATGCTTTATAGCCTTTACCTGGACGCATAAAATTTGCATATCCTTCTTCTCGCAGAGACGCTTGTATTTCATCTTCTATTTCGTCTAATTCACTTAACATCTTTGGGTCAGGGTAATATACTTCCCCACTTTCTGATGTGACAGAATCAATATCCTGTAAATTCTGCCTGCGAATTACATTAATTAACGATGCAATACGAGCTATATTTTCTTCGTATGGAGTTGTCATTGCCTAAACTCGTTAAAATCAGAAGGATTAATTCCATGTTTTTTATAAACCTGATTTACTGGTGAGAAGGCGTCAGTTTGCCTTTCACTCATAATCGGAGGAATTTTATTCTTATCCGCATTTTGTTTAAGCAGATTGTATTCCTGAATAACAGCAAGAATTCCGTCTGTATATGCATTCTTCGATTTATTAGCCAAGGTTAATCCTATCTGGTGTAAATGTATTAGGTGTAAGCATTGAATTTATATCTGCCTCTCCACCACCAGGAATTGTCTGTGCCTGTTGTTCCTGCTGCGGATTCTCTGTAGGTAAGCTACCCATTCCCGGTATCTGGGGCTGCATGTTTTGCTGTCGCTGATTTATTTCCTGACCAACTTGCTGCTGGTTTTCCTGATCAACCAGTCCCATCTGTTGTGCCACAGTCTGTTCAATCTTCTCCCTTACTGAAGGAAGCTGTCTTATTGCGTCTTCAATAAGTCTTTGTTTGATTTCGGTACCACCTTCGTATCCAGCCTGATCATAATATGTCATTGAATCTATAAGACCAGCCTGAAATTCAGATAATGCCATTTGCCTTCTCTGCATCTCCATAACAGGATCGGAATGAGGAAACTGTACCTTCACATCGTATATATTGTGTATCTGGGAGCGTCTAAGTGTTTTACCATCAGCACCAATACCATTTCTAAGTTCAGAAACAGTATCAACAAGCTGCAATACTCTTCCACCAATAAGAGATGATACATGTTCTCGCTGGGCCTCAAGGGGACCAAATATCTTCATTCCGGCAGTGTTAAGTATTGCCTGCTGTCCTACGGTACCTACCCCCGGCTGTTTCATACCTGCCAGTGCAGATGTATAGGTTCCCATCTCAAGTGTCGTATCAGTACCAGCCCTGATATTTTGCGCCCACGAAGGAATATCAGGAGTCTGCATAACCCAGTAATCCTGTGGGTCTCCCTCCAGTATCCCCTCATTTGATATGGCTGCTGCCAGTGTCAATGGGTCTCGTGAGGTTCCCATAGGAGCAAATGCCTGTCTTAAAAGCATCTGGTGAAAAGCAGACAGTTCCTGTGTTCTTTTCCTGATTGTTTCCTTGTTAGGAGTCAATATACCCTGTGCAAGGTTGGCAGGGTCTCCTCCGGTATCACTCATATCCATTCCCCAACCAGAGAATGTGTGTACAAAAGGAACAAATCCCCATGTGTTTCTTTCCATCCATATAGGAGTAGCCGCCCTGGAGGTAGGAGAACCAAAATTTGCCTGCGGGTTAGCCACAAGCTTTACATGCCAGTAAGGTGTCCAGTAATCCCAGCATTCAACCTCATCCCACGGATCAAGCGAACCCATATCAAATATTTCAGAATACTTACGTCTCTGCCTCTTTTTTTTCATAACAGACTGCTCATGAAGTTCCTGTGCAGACATTTTAGATGCCTTGATAGCCATAGTAGGCGTCTTTTCTCTTGGGTTCATTAAAACAGTAGACGGATGCGGAACCCTTATACGTATAGGGTTAAATGATTTTCTCTGTGCCTTATATGTAGTAGTTGCAGCATCGTACCCTTCATCGTCTTCATAATCGGACCTTGTAGGTTCCGGTGGCCTGTCTTGAAGGCCAGAAAGGAGTGGCCCTTCAATAACAGCATAACCATGAGCGACAAGGTATTGTGCCATCATCTTCCAGGGCATTACTGTTTCCTGCCTTCCGGCACCATCCAGTACTGCTTTTAGTCCATTCTCAAGGTCAGTAGCATCAATCTTGTGCTGCTCTGTATCCCCTACAGGTTCCCTGTGTATACGGGGATCGAAATTCATCAGTGTAGATACGGCATGATCAACAAGATGAGTAGGGGTAGAGTCATAAAATACGGGCCTTCCCTGATAGTTCTGACTCCATACATTAAACCTTCTCTGGTAATACGCATCGTTATCACGGAATTCTGCGTGTGCCTTCCCCCACAATTCGCCCATCTTGGAGCGAAAGCGAACAATCTGTTCTTCATCAGGTCTTTCTCTAAGGTCAGCCATGTTATATCCCTATCCCAGTGCCGGTAGCGGTACTATATTGTGATTATTTATGATTCCTTTCTCACTTCTAACCATAAGGGCAACACCAAGTGCCATGACATAGTCGTCATGGGCGCCACCCATAGCCTGCGGTTTTTCCCCCGGTGCGGCAATGATAGTTGTAAACTCATCAAGGCCGTACTTATTGGGAATAGTTAACTGTCCCGCATTAAAAGTGGCCCGTAGTTCATCGAATAGTGTCATACGGCTCATCCTGTCCGTCTTCCACCCATGTTCCCTACGCATGTTTCTACCCCTTCCAACACGCCTCTTATATATCTTAGGGTAATTCTGATCCCTGGCTATAGTCAATACCGTGTCAGAGAAGTTATTCTCGATTCCCCAGTCAGGCTTATAGTATTCCTCAAGTAACCTCATTGAAGCCACGGAAAAATCCTCCGGCTGCAAGGTATTCGTTACCAGATCGGCTACTACGTAGCCTGTAATAGCATCAACTATTACAGTAACTGAGTAGTCCATACCCACCCCGGAGGCAACATCAGTTCCGGCAACATACCTTTTACCAGCACGATAGTCCTGATAGATACTGGCAGGGCCAACCTCTCTAAGTGGTTTAATACAATCGTCAGCCATGCCAGCGATAATATCCCGGTCAAAAATACTCTGCGCTCGTGGAGGTGCAAGCGCCTCAGTCTCATCACCGGGATACTCCTGTTCCATAAACTGTTCAGGACTCATTCCATGTAAATCTATAGAGGGAACGGTATCCTTAACACCCTCATACCACTTATCATCCCTTCCGGGTCTGGCACCCCAGGGTATGAATAACTTGTGCCACCCATTGTCAGGAGCGTTCCTGTAAAGCTCCTTAAATAACGTACTCATATGCCTCTTATTAGAGGTGGAACCCATAATCATCTGCCCACCAGCATCCACAGTAGGCTTTACAGCAGCATAGTTCTGCATATGGTACTCGTGAAAGTCAGCCTCGTCCTGTATAACCACAGACGCTGTCTCTGATCGCCCCGCATCCTCCGTAGAGGGTAGGGCGATTACCTTGGAGTCACGGTCCGGTATCCCTATCTCACTCCTTGAATCAGGAGATAAAGGAGCCTGCCAGTCATCTGGCAGATTCTTTAATATAAACCGAACCTTATCCAGCAAAGAAAAAGCTTCCGTCTGTCCCTTGGAAATCATAAGAACATTAGTACCGTGCTTAAACGTAAGTAACCACGCAGCATACGCAGCACTCGTCCACGAAAATCCCAACTGCCTTGCCTTCAGCACAGCTACAAGACGGTTATCTACAATGGACCTTGCGAGTCCCTCTATATAATCCCACTTCTGAAAGGGTACCGCCCCTCCTGACACCCCTGAATGTATCTGCGCCCTCTCAAGAATCTTCACGTAATCAAGGAAATCAACCTCCCTGTCACCAGGATCGTCAGTATAAGGAGCTATAAAGTTCCTACTTGCGAGTTCCCTTTCCAGTCTTCGGGCCGCCTCTTTCTTTACATCCTCTGTAGCAGAGACCATTAATCCTCTCCATGACACTCACAATTGCATGTACCCAGACCACAGTCACCATGGCCCCCATATACACATATAAGGGACTTCACTATTTAGGTCGCTTCATAGGCTTCTTTTTACCATATCCATACCCTTTAGGCATAACTTCCTCCTGTGTGGGAGTGCGGGATAACTATAGTAGTAAGCGTTTTAAAGGAGATATGAACCCCGCACTCTATATTAAAATACCCGACTTAACATCTTTTATCAACTGCCCTATACACAAACCCCCTCTCTCCTAAAGGAGAGGGGGTTGTGTAATACCAGTACCGTAACCAGAGCGCAAAACTGCAGGATTGCAAAATTTTGGTTGGTTGCTTCAGAGGACTTATATTAGGCGGTCGGGTCGGCACCGGTTCGCTCGCTTTCCTATTGGTTTCGGGACTCCTCAACCCACCAGCCACCTTCTACCTTTATTAGCTACCTGCCCGAAATAGACCAGTAATACCTTTACTTTCTCATTATCTATATGGTAGAAATAAGAAGCCCTAGGGGTTAGGGCTTGACTTAGTCACTATAAGGATAAGAGATGAACGAATCAACGCTACATAGCCAACCAGCCGGATCGATTGGTGTACTGCCCGATCTGGTTGGTGTTACCAGTCAAGGCACTACACCATTTATGGCTATGAGAATTCATAGCGCAACAAACAAGATACAGAACAAGGAAAATAATATGAGCATATTAGATAACAACACTGAAATATTTAACAATTTACCTCCAGCTAGCGATCTGGAAAGTGAACTGGAGAACGTGCGTAGCCTTGTCGATGATATAGGCGCACAGCTAGAAGATAAGGTACGTATGATCGAAAGTGTAAAAGATCAAATTGATAGCGATTTTAGTGCCGCAGAAGATGCAATAGGTTTATTGATAAACGTTAGCAATAAACTTGAAGCTTTGGATACTGCATTGGAAGAGGTAGAAGTACTAGATATCGATATAAGCATTTAATAAACACAGGCTACACTGGGCGGGCTGGATACCTGCCCAGTGTTAAAGGAAATAAAATGAAAAGATTTACAGTAAAACAAGCCAAAGAAATTACAGGAGGAGGTATCCAGACTGTTAGTAAAATGGATAAGGCTAAAACCTATAACCTACCTCCTGCCGAATGCTTTACAGGTAACAAACTGAAAGAAATTGAAAATTCTGTTTGTTCTGACTGCTATGCTGAGAAAGGATTATTCGCAGTATTTCATAAGACAGTGCAACCAGCACAATATAGGCGCCTAGAATCGCTAGACCATCCGAAATGGTGTCAGGCTATGGCATTCCTTATTAATAGATATTCACATGAATATTTTCGTTGGTTGTCTGCTGGTGACGTTCCGAATGTTGAATTTCTAATAAACGTTCACAAGGTAGCAACACTAACACCAGATACTAAACACTGGTTGCCAACCAGGGAATATAAGATAGCCATAGAATATATGCATTGGGCAGGAGCTACACAACCAGAAAATCTAGTCATTCGATTATCTGCCCATATGGTCAATGGACCTGCTCCTAGTGAGATAGGTTTACCTACCAGCACAGTTCACACACTAGACCACCAATGGCTAATGGCTAACAGTCATATCTGCCCCGCTAACAGTCAAGGAAATACTTGCTGGGGCGCTCAAAATGGCGGTATAGACTGTCACGCTTGCTGGTCACCAGTAGTCCAGAACGTAAGCTACATAAAACATTAAACAAGCAGCTCCTCGGTGTAATCGCCGAGGAGCTAAAGGAAATAGAAATGGAACAAGATACTTTTCACACAATTGAAGCTAATAAGTTTGAGGAATATAGCTGGTCAGTGTTTGAGTGGTCTATATGGGAAAAAGATAGCCTTTTAGCTGGTCAACAAAAAAAGTCGTTTGTGGATAGCTTTGATAGCGAAAAAGAAGCGTACAAAGCTTATCCAGATGCCAATGGCGGTACAGGCTACGTGAATACAGTTGATCATCTGCCAGAAGAGTCTATGAATAGCATAGAAGAAGAAAACTACTGGTTAGAGTTTCAATAAATAGAGTAGTAGGCTACTGGCCCTGTATCTTTTGGTACAGGGCCTTTTTTTATGCCTTGAATTTCTGCTTGAATGTTAACCATTAACCGGAACTTAACAAAAACCTTAACAAAAATCGCCCTGGCACTTGTGACGGCTGATCTTTGACGACAGCAGAGTGCTGACTATATATAGTAAGGACTGTTGACGGCCTCTTATCGCCAAAATGGGTCTGAGGGTGGCGTCAGAGGTGATTAGTAAGGACTAGTGACGGCTGACTATCCCAGTACCGTCCCAGCACAGATTACTGCTCCAGATTCCGGTATTCAGCCTCGATTGCAGGTCGTCTGGTTTGCTGTAGAGCCTGCATCAGCTCTTCACTGGAGAGGCTCTGGAGCTGGTGGTCTACCGTCCCAGAGACATGTACCTCAGTCTTGGACGTCCAGACGCCTGCCAAATGGCTCAGGCTATCCAGAGCCTGCCTACAGGCTGATAACTGGCGTTCTTCCAGTGCAAGGTCAATCACCTGAAGGTACTTATCAATAAGGAAGTCCCTGTTTATGTCCTGTTTTCGTTGGGTTATAAGTGCATTTTCTTGCTGAATCTTAACAATCTCGTCCATCACATTAACATTCTTGAGAAGCCTACTGGCGGACGCATTGACCACGTTGTCCCCTTTGTCCCCGTAGACTGTTCTGTACGCCAGTGAGGCGTTCCGGTTGGAGTTTAAATAGGCATCAACAAAGGCTTTCTGTTTTTCTGTTAACTTGCTCTTTCTCATAACAACATCTTAACCGGTATTACATGTAACGGGCGTAATTTACATGTTTATTACATGTAATTTACAAGTATTACATGTAATGGGATTAGCTTTACTTGTACTGGGTACTACCATTTGATAAGATTGACTTGGCTTTGCCACTTGGCTCCCAACAAGGGGGGTCAAGAAACAAGTTCACAAGGAGTGAATCAGGATGGAACAAAAGTATTTTGAGAGTGAGTACGAGGCACTAAGTACAGCCCTGTATTTAGTACACGGTAGCAAGGTTGGGGATGATGGGGTCTCATTAGCCCTTGGTAACCATAAATTCCAGTTAACCAAGGCGTGGTTAGACTGGGGGGTTCCAACAGCTACCAAGGGAACATATGGGCAAAGGCGTATGAAGGTTTTGAACAGGGTCATGGATAAAGCCAACAAGATAAGGAATGCCGGTAGTCTAAAGGTCACAAGAGTAAGGGATTCAGACGATAGGGCAAAGACTCCTTACAACACTATCGGACGACAAGGCTGGGAACGCTTTCTATCTTGCACCATACCAAGCAAATCGGAACGCTTATAAATAGTCTTTATTAACTAGCATTTACCCCCCCCTCTCCTTTAGGAGAGAGGGGGGGGTAATACCAGTACTGTACCGGTACTGTACACAAGCAACTAAAAACAAGGAGAGCGGATATGCAAGCAATGTTTGATGGATATTGCAGATTACAAAAAGTAACCAATTGTGGGGGCATTCGTCAGGGAGAATCCATTGTCCACACTATGGAAGGGGTTAACTACCATTCCAAATGTTCAGCATTTGAGAATGAACTTAATAAAAAGCCTGTACAAAAGGGTTGTTCCCATAGTTATGAGTGGTCTAACTATTGTGGGAGTAAGGTTTGCCTGAGTTGTAGCGATCATAAAGGACTGGCACGTTGCTATTGTGGATGGTCTAAAAATGGTGGGGACGGGTACGGTCAACTCATTGCCATGGGGGAAACAATAGAGCCGGACTATTAGTAATCACGCCCTCTTCTGGGGGGCGTGATCTACAGAAACTAATCTGTACTGATGAGTCTGAGTCAGTAACTCAGCGAAATCACAAGGAGAACCGATATGGATAAGAAGCTAAATACAGTATTTGAAGATGCTGTAGCGTCTGGGGTACTCACCAGAGCCAATGTTGAGGACTACATGTATATGTATACAGACGAGACCAAAGGGGATGCTTTCAAGAACAAATGGACTAAGGAATATCTCTTTAATAAGCCTGAGAGGAAGGAAGTGGATATCCAGTCTCTGGTGGAAGCGGTTAAAAGCCATGCTTACCGGCATTACAACGAGGAAGGTGGTTGGGATTTTGTCATTGAAACTATGGAAGATGAGGACATAGCCGCATTACTCAAAGGTGTTGGGGAATGGGTGGAATGCGGTTACAACGCTCCAGTCGCCACGCTAGAACAAGCTTTAAAAAGGGTTGAAACTGTCATCTCTCTCTGGGATGAAGTCGACCCTAGGGTATAAGGAGAATTGATATGACTTGGGACGATTTACGAGACCTATTAGATGGTGAGGCCGTCATTGTGGATAACCCTACTGGGGAAGCCTTAGACGCCGTGGTCTGCTTTGACCACTACATCTTTTTAAACAGTGAATGCCTTGCTTGCGGAAACAAAATTGCAAAAAATCCTGGAGTGCAAAAATGAATAAAGATACACCATACGAAGTAATCACCAGTAGAGTCTTAACGGCTCTGGAGAACGGTACAGTTCCTTGGCATAAGCCTTGGACGACTCTGGGGGGTACAGCTCCCCAGAACGTGGACGGGAGACCCTATCGGGGAATCAATGTAATTCTTCTGGGAATGACTGAATTCTCAGACCCCAGATGGGTCACGTTCAATAAAGCCAAATCCCTCAACGGGAAAGTTCGGAAAGGGGAGAAGGGAATGCCGGTAGTCTTCTGGAAGCCAATGCAGAAATATGCCAAAGGCGAGGACGGGAAGAAAGTTTATCTGGATGAAATGTTCTTCCTTCTCCGCTACTACACGGTATTTAATGTTGAGCAGTGTGACGATCTCGACATTGAGCCATTCAACGTCCCAGACCTAGAAGGTAACAAGTTCAGCCCTATTCTGGAAGCTGAAAGAATCATCAGGGGAATGCCAGATCAACCCACTATCGCTCATGGCGGAAATAGTGCCTTCTATGTCCCTGCTAAGGATTCAATCCATATGCCTCTCAAAGAGACGTTTGATAGCCCAGAGGAGTACTACAGCACCCTGTTCCATGAACTAAGCCATAGCACGGGTCACAAGAAGCGATTAAACCGCCATGAACTGGAGACCGGTATTGCTCCCTTTGGTAGTGCTACCTATTCCAAGGAAGAACTCGTTGCAGAGTTCTCCGCCACCTTCCTTTGTCATGATTCTGGGATTACCAACACTATCGATAATTCAGAAGCCTATATCACTGGATGGGCCAAGAAGATCAAGAAGGATAAAAAGCTTGTCGTAGTGTCAGCCTCTCAGGGGCAAAAAGCATCAGAGTGGATTCAGTCCCTCTGATGAGACCTAAATGGTCGAAACGCCTCTCTCTGAGGCGTCAGGGGCAACAAATAAGCATATATAAAGGAGATGCAATGCCGAACATAAAACAGACTGCCACCACTGCCACTCTAACAATAGAGTTGGATGTAGTGGGAGCCTATCCCAAAGCCAACGAGACCTTTCTGGAAGGTCTCGCAGAGGCTATAGACAAGACGGTAGATAACTACCGGAACGGGAGAGCCTACTCTCCCCGTGGAACCCAGTTATATATAGAGAACCATGAAAGAGGAGAGTTCTGATGCCTAGAATAATTATTGAGTGGAGTTGGGAAGAAGCCTTCAGCAAATGGGGGTTTAATGACGGGGACGGGATTGTGATGACTGATGAGGTTGCAAAGGCTATCAGGGAACTGGGGTACGAG